GGCATAGTTTGGCACCCAGAAAGAGACAAAAACGGGTTCATTCCGCCTGAAATCATGCCGTTTTTTGGCAAAAACTACCTAAAAGTTGCTTGACTTTGACTGTCTGTGGCTATATAATAACTACATATTGTTTAGCACATAGGAGCAGAAATGGCAACAGTGGCAGGGGTAAAAATTAAACCCAAAACCAAACGTATTACATCGCAGAGCATTCGTGAGAACGCCAAGCGAGATCATAGCCCCAAATGGGACGCTGTGGAACAAATGTCCAAAACACAATATGCCGAACACTTTCGTGCTTCAATGAAATATTACAATATGGAAAGTTCCGGCAAGGAACTGAAAGTTAAAGTTATTGATTGGATGGGCCGTAATGATTACGACAAAGCTACCATCCAAGCATTTAAGAAAACTGAAGATTGGCGCAGTCATTTGACAATGGGTGCAATTGCCGCAAACTTAATCAAAGGCATGCCAGATGTGCGTGAAGATTTTAACAACGGCAAGAGTGCTGTTGCTTGGTTGAAGAACGAAATCGCCACAATCATCGAAGCAGGTAAACATGACATTGAAAAAGAAGTTGTAGAAAAAACTGAAAAGGTAGCAACTCCTGTTATCAATATCCAAGATCGAATCCGCGAACAAGCTGTTACAATGAGTGACGAACTTGATGCGGCTATTGATAGCTGGATTGTTGATCCCGAAGCGTTCAATCCCAAAGATATCAAAATTATCAACTTGCTCAAAGGCAAGGGTGCTAAGGCTGCTCAGGCACGTTACATCAAATCGTTCTTTGCTCGTGGCTTGGCTGAATTGCAAGAATTGGCTAGCGGTAATGCTGATGATCAGTTGCGTGAAGGTTATAAACACGTTAGCCGCAAAAATGTTAAAAAGTTGATTGAGTTTTATGAAGGCATTGCCCAGGCTTGCGAACAGATTGCCGCAGAAGCTAAAGTGTTGAAGAAGCCACGTGCTAAAAAGATTGTACCTGCTGACAAATTGGTAGCAAAATTGAAATTCAAACTCAGTGATGAAAAATTGGGTATTACCAGTGTGCCACCAGCACAATTGATTGGTGCTCAAAGTGCGGTAATTTACAATACTAAAACACGCAAACTAGGCCTGTATATTGCTAAAACTAGCACAGGGTTAGGTGTTAAAGGCACAACTATTACAGACTTTACTGAAAAGAGTTTCCAAAAGACGTTGCGTAAACCAGAAGTTCAAATTAAAGAGTTTAAAGAACAAAATACACAGCGTCGAGTTGAAACTTGGTTTGGTAAAATCAAGGCAACAGAGACTGTGATGAATGGCCGATTGAATGAAGAAATTATCTTGTTAAAGGTATTCAAATGAAATGGAAAGACTATGAACGAAAGAATTACCCAAATTGCTAAAAAGGCTGGAATTAACCTAACACCCGCACAATTTAGCGGAGTCTTGGAAGATGAAGTAGATGAATTTGAACTTGAAAAGTTCGTCGAATTACTGTTACTTGATTTGATAAAAGAAATTAAAACTGTAAAAGTCGGCAACCAATGTACATATACTACCTATGATGTGTCCATGGCTGAATGTGTCAAAATTGAAATTGAAAAATTTATTAAGAAGAATTACCTAACAACTGAGGAATAATCATATGATCACTATGAAAGAATGGATGGAACTGGTAGACTACCGTATCACCGAAGGTGGTGATTATGGTTGGCAGTGTTACGGACCCAATGCTTATCAACTGAGCAGTTGGAACGGCCTTCACGATAAAGGTGGTTGGAGTTTCAATATTGTGTTTAGCACCAAAACTCAACGGGTGTATGAAGTTACAGTATGCGACTATACTAACAATCGTGCTTATCGTATGATTGCTGAAAACAAGCGAGACAAGCACAGCAAGGAAGCAATGGAACGTGGTGTTAACTTGAACGAAGCTTGGGACGATGTTGACTATACGGATTTGGAAGTGGATGACGACTTTATTTCCAAATGCCTAGCCATTAAGGCAGGTGAAGATTACGATACCCGCGTCAGTGTTCCATTAGATTTACCTGATGATCTATTGTTGGAGGCCGCACTAAACGCACATCGTCAAGGTATTACTCTCAACGATTACATCAATGAAGCATTAGCCGAAATGATAAAAGAATTTGAACGTGATCCAGAAGGTGCTAAGGCTCGAGCGCAGGCTTGGAAATCTGATAACATCGAATACAGTTTCGGTGACGAAGTATCGGAAGAAGAATAAGCATGTATCGTACAATCTATAAAGAAGTTGAAATCGATGTTGAGTTGATCGACTTTGATACAGAAGATTTAATTGAAGAACTAGAAAGTTGTGGCAAGATAGTCGACGAATACGGCAACTGCGAAGAATTAATTACTGCTATTTGGCTCAAACGTAGAATGGGTCAGGATTACCAAAAAGAATTAGACGAGCTAATTTATGTTGGCCTGGGGAAAGTTGTATGAGTAAAGCCAAGCATAAACCCTATCAATGGATTGATGGAGAAACTGCGGATCGTATTACTAGTCTTAACTTAAAAGACTATCGTGCATATCTCAAAAAAGAATTAAAGCAGTGGAAGAAGAATCCTAAAACGGAATCTAACCCAGATGGCTATTGGTTACACCCTGATGATATAGTAATTAATATGCGTACAATTGAAGCACTGGATTTGATTATCAGTCATTTCCCAGAAACATCGGATGAAATCAAATGACGATGCCTGACGAACGATATCGTGCTGTGATTGCCACTAGACGATTCCTTTTAGATCTTACCAATCCACAGCATACACCTAGGATTCCTAAAATTATTAGAGAACATGCCAGTTGGTGTTTACGGCATTACCCTAATGATTGGGAAATGCGTCGAGTCACAGAAGGCCACGGAGCTCAACTGTTTCAAGAAGAAATGGAACCACTGCATCGTATGGTGCTACAATATGAACAGGACAAGGAAACAAAATGAAAATTGGACTAAGTTATAGTCGATGTGTTCGTGATATCGTTGAGGATAAAGTTGATATCAGTGATGTTCTAGTAATCATTACTCGCACCAACTTCGATCCAAACAACGATGAACAATGGAAAAGTATTTGGGATGGATATGGTGGTGGGCAGACTTTTGGAAGTCCATTCAGTAATCCAGAATGGATAGACTACCCTACCGAGGACGAGGAAAAATTTAGAAAAATTACTCTAGAATTGTACAACACTGGCCGTATGCATCAACCCCGACAATTTGGCGCACATCCAAAACGGTTGCCATATATTTGGCTTGAAGCAGGATTGCCCAACGAAGAAATGGATCGTAATCCCGCAGTAAAGAAAGCGTGGCAACAGTTTCAAATTGTTGCTGGATTGAGCGATGCTAAACTTGTAAATGATGACTTTTAATATGTTTAATTTATTTGGAACACAGCCAGAATATAAAGTACCCGAGGTACAGCCAGTAAAGGTGCCAAAATCCGCTGATGATAAACCTGTGTACTCAGTTGGCATAACTTCGGACGGCAGAGTTACATTGACTGTAGGCGGCTATACTACACTAACCATGGGCACAGATGCCTGTGCCAAACTTATCAGTATGCTGGCCACTGCAATGGAAGATTTAGAAACAGATAACAACAAGGAAGAAAATGCAGAATAATTTAGTACCAATGGTGGTCGAAAAGACCGGACAAGGTGAACGTGCCTTTGACATTTACAGTCGCTTGCTTAATGAGCGCATTGTATTTTTGAATGGCCCAGTAGATGACTACAGTGCCAATCTTGTTATTGCACAGATGCTACATTTGGAAAGTGCTGACAGTGAAAAGGATATTCACTTTTATATCAATAGTCCTGGCGGTGTTATTACTAGCGGCATGGGCATTTATGATGTCATGCAATTTATCAAACCTGATGTAGCCACATATGTTATTGGGCAAGCCTGTAGTATGGGGTCATTCCTTGCACAAGCAGGAACAGCAGGCAAGCGTTATATGCTTCCACATAGTCGTCATATGATCCATCAGCCTAGTGGTGGTGCTCGTGGTATGCAAAGTGATATTGAAATTCAATATAAAGAAATTACCTATATGAAGCAGATGTTGACTGAGCTTTATGTACAGCACAATACGGCGGGTAAAACTTATGAAGAATTTGAACGAGACATGGATCGTGATACATTTATGAGTGCAAAAGAAGCACTGGCATACGGACTAGTTGACAAGATTATTGAGTCCCGTTAACTCTTAACAAAACTCTCCCATAGGCTAGGGTAAATATCTTTGCTTATGGGAGATTTATTATGGCAAATATTTTATTACAACACCTAGAAGAACTTAAGGAAATGAATTGGCAACGTAGAGCTTGGTTAATGTTAAGTGCGTTGGTTTTAATCGTTATTGGGTTTCTTGTTTTTGATAATTCAACTTTAGAGCATCAAAGGTTGATCTGGCCATTTGGTGTTTTAGGTATCACACTGTCAGTAGTTTGGTGGTACTGGTCAATGCGTCTAATAGGAAGATTGATAACACACAGAAAAGAAGAAACTGAAGTGTTATTAGACATCTGCGAGTCTGTTAAAGAAATGCGTGATGAAGTCCGCAAATCTTTTACCAATTGACTTGCATTATTAAATACTACACTATACAATTAGTTAAGCGGTCTTAGAGCATCATCCCGCTATACAAATTCTGCTGCCTATGCTATTATTAACATAGGAGAAAAAAGCATGACACCAGTAGTTTACAAATATACCAGTACTAAAGAGTACCACGACGCATTTCCATGTGCATACAGACAATGGAGGGCAGATAGCCATTGCAACACTATTCATGGGTACTCATTTAGTATGAAGTTCTATTTTGGTACTAATGACCTTGACGTTCGTAATTGGGCGGCTGATTATGGTGGCCTAAAAGAACTAAAGAAAACATTGGAAGATCAATTTGATCATACTTTGCTAGTTGCAGAAGATGATCCAGAATTGGAAACATTCAAATTGTTGCAAGAAAAGAAAATGGCCAAGCTAACTATATTACCTAGACTTGGATGTGAAAGTTTGGCAGACATGCTTTACAAATATGTAAACGGTGTGTACATTCCTGACATGTGGGGTCCAGGTGAAGCAAATCGTTTATGGTGCTATCGTGTGGAAGTTCGTGAAACACAAAGCAATATGGCTTTTAGAGAAGGCCACAGAGAATGGAATGAGGATCTATTAAGTTGAACAAATATCATATAACTAACATAGGTGGAGAAGTCATCAAAGACAATGAAACTTATGTTCTTAAAGATAACAAAACACTCAATAACTTGGTGCTAAGTAGCACCTTGTTAAAAGTAGGACAACAAACTAGGGGACATCGTCACCCTGGTCAAGAAGAAGTTTATATTTTTGTACAGGGACACGGTAAAATGATTGTTGGTGATGAAACTGACGAACCGTTTTATGTTAGTGCCGGTGACATTGTATTAATTCCAGATGGTGCATTTCATCGAGTAATCAATGACGGTGAAATGAATTTACTGTTCAATTGTGTGTTTGATGGAAAACGGAATCATTAAATACTTATGGCGCCTATGGGCAAAAGCTCTTGGTGAAAAAACAGGTCGTACGGATGATGAAGCAGATCGTGTTGCAATCATCCGTACTGCTATTATACTATCGTATGTTATAACAAATTGTTTTATTATAGCAGGCGTGATTAGACATTGGAATCAATAAAATGAAAAAAGTATTAGTAACCGGCGGTGCTGGATTTTTAGGTTCACATCTTTGTGAGCGGTTAGTAAAAGAAGGACATCATGTTCTTTGCGTGGACAATTATTTTACAGGCAGTAAAAAGAACATTGAAGAATTACTTGATTGCAAAAACTTCGAAGTTATTCGTCAAGATATTTGTATCCCGTTGTATGTTGAAGTAGATGAAATTTATAACCTTGCTTGCCCAGCAAGTCCATTTTATTATCAATGGGATCCGATTCAAACATTGAAAACTAGCGTAATTGGTTCTTATAATATGTTGGGATTGGCTAAGCGTACTGGTGCTAAGATTCTGCAAGCCAGTACAAGTGAATGTTATGGTGATCCAACTGTACATCCACAAACAGAAGATTATTGGGGTAATGTAAATCCAATTGGTATCCGTAGTTGCTATGACGAAGGTAAACGTGCGGCAGAAACATTGTTTATGGACTACTATCGTACACACAATGTTAAGGCTAAAATTGTTCGTATTTTCAACACATATGGCCCTAAAATGTCACAAAATGATGGCAGAGTTGTGTCTAATTTTGTAGTTCAAGCACTACAAGGCAAAGACATTACTATCTACGGTGATGGCATGCAAACTCGCAGTTTCTGTTACGTTGATGATTTGTTGGATGCTATGCAAGCACACATGAACCATCCAGATGACAACTTCATTGGACCAGTTAACATTGGAAACCCTGGTGAGTTTACCATGTGGGAATTGGCAGAAAAGGTAATTGAACTAACTGGTAGTACCAGCAAAATCTTACAAATGCCTTTACCACAAGATGATCCAAAACAACGTCGTCCAGATATTACCCTAGCAAAGAAAATGCTCAACTGGGAACCTACTATTAATTTGGAAACTGGTTTGCAAAAGACAATTGAATACTTTAAAGGTCAAGTGTAATGGAAGATTTTATTAGAATTTGGCCTAACAAGGTCCCAAAAGAGTTGTGCCTGCAAACAATTCAAACTTTTGAAAATATTGTTCTTAACCCTACTTATAAAGATAAGGTTATGGATAATTCTAGACAGTTTGGTGATGCAAATTTAGGTAGAAAAGATCTTGCAATTTTCCTAGGTGATGAAGCATTTCAACAATTTGATTTATGCAATTTGCTTTCCGAATATTTGCACACTTCATTGCTAGAATACATTGAAGAATTTGGTCAACTTAAAAGCGTTCCGTTAAGCAATAGGTATGTGTTCAAAGTTCAGCGTACACCGCCTGGTGGTGGTTACCATGTTTGGCATTGTGAGAACCACAATCCTCCAGAAAACTATTGCCGTGAACTAGTTTGGATGATTTATTTGAATGATTTGCCAGATGGTGAAGCAGAAACTGAATTCTTATATCAAGCTCGTAGAGTCAAACCTACTAGAGGCAGTATTGTAATTTGGCCAGCTGGCGCTACACACATGCATCGTGGAAACCCTGTTTACTCGCAGTCCAAGTACATCCTAACTGGATGGTACCATAAGAGCGAATAAATACATTTTTAAGGGGCATATGATGGCAGATAAATTTTTCCAAGACGAAGCAATAGCAAACGCAAAAGCATATCACTTTGATGTAAACCAAACTGATCCTAGATTTGATACTGCAAATGTTTTAGGTAAATTTGAAGGAGATTGGAGTGCTGATGTTAATGCACTGATTGAAAAATCAAAATCAGTAACATTTGCAACAAGAGGCGCCACATCAGGTGTAGTATATACTCCTCCACTACCGCATGATAATTACAAGCAAGGTTTACATTCTGAAGAAGAACACGAATTCTTTGAAAAAGTAGGATATGGCGATCACTATGATTCCTATGAAATTGTAAACAAAGTAATCCCAGATAGCCCTGTACTACAAAAAATAATTGATTCATTTGCTTTCGCTGAACCTAGACAGGCTACAGTACACATTCAAAAAACAGGTCAAGTATTTCCTTGGCATATAGATGTGTTCCAACATAGAGAACAATTTGAAAATTATGATGTACGACAAATTATGCGGGTGCATGTATTGTTAACTGATTGGACTCCCGGACATTGGTTTGGATACGGCAATTACACCTATACTGGTTGGAAAGCAGGCGAATTCCATACATTTGATTTGGATAATACTCCACACTATACTGCCAATGCCTCATATGTTCCTCGAGTAAGTTTAATGATTACTGGGATTCGAACACCAGCAACAGAAGACTTCCTATGGGAAGCATCAAGAAACAAGACTATTAAAATCTAATTGACATTCGGTATTATTTCGTTTATAATAATACTATGTTTACTACTAATCAGCCAGTTAATTCTGTTCTAGCCGTTGGTTCTGCACCAGAAAATAGTATCACATTTAATGGTGGCCAAAGAAAAGAGTTACTCAAAATCACCGAAGATGGGTTCTATGTCCGAGGAGAAAAAGTTCCAGTGGACGAAAAAGAAGCGGCCGCTGTTTATAAAGCGTTTAAAGAATTTTTAGTTTATCATGCACTTACAAGAGATTAATAATGACTACTTGGACTATTACTATTGAAGAAGCTGATGATGGTAGTGGCGATTTGGTGTTACCACTACCAAGTGAATTACTCGAGGCCGCTGGATGGAAAGAAGGCGACACATTAGAATGGATTGACAACAACGATGGCACATACTGCCTTCAGAAAGTAACTGAATGATTAAGCGAATTGGCTTTGCTTGCAAGTGGATTGACCATGCAAGTCAAGTAGACGGCATTAAGGCCACTGATGATGCCAAACAGTACAATACTGGTGGCACAACTATCACTTGGTTAAATAGACAAAAAACAGATATCGCAGAACAAAAATTGTGGGATATCATGGTTCAAAATATCGAGGCAACTCGCAAACTTGTAGAAAGAGTAGGTAAATTAGATGAAACGTTACGTATGGTCCGCCTTAGTAGTGACCTTCTTCCTGCTTATACTCATCAAGCCTGGAGTTATTTTTGGCGTCGCAATGATGTTATGGAATACTGCGCTTTACATTTTGGAACTATTGGCGACCTTGCTAGGCTCAATAATGTACGTCTTAGCTTCCATCCTGGACAGTTTACAGTACTCGCCAGTGAAAATCCCGGTATCGTGGACCGAAGTATAGAAGAATTTGAATACCATGCAGACATGGCACGTTGGATGGGCTATGGTCGTTCATTCCAGGATTTTAAAATCAACGTACACATCTCGGGTAAACAAGGTCCAGAAGGCATCCGCCGTGCGTACCAACGACTATCACCAGAAGCAAGAAACTGTATTACCATCGAAAACGAAGAAAACTCATGGGGGTTAAATGACTGTCTTTCTATTACTGACGTGGTGCCTATCGTGCTTGATATACATCACCATTGGATTCGTGACGGCGAATATATTAACACGAAAGATGACCGTGTTAAGAGGGTTGTTGATAGCTGGCGCGGTGTTCGGCCTACTTGCCACTATTCAGTTAGTCGCGAGGATGTACTTGTTGGGCATACCCCCATTACAATGCCTGATTATAAACTATTGTTAGAGACTGGTTATAAGAAACAAAAACTGCGAGCACATAGTGACTTTTATTGGAATGAAGCAGTGAACGAGTGGGCATTGGGCTTTACTGATCAATTTGATATTATGTGCGAATCAAAAGGTAAGAACATTGCTAGCCTTGCGTTATACAACCAAGCGAAAAAAATTGGTGCAGTTTAAAAAAATAATAATTAATAGTATGTTAGAACAATTATTATTAAATTATACTCAGAACCCAGAAGACTCGCAAGCAAATTTCGATTTAGCATTAGAATATGAACGCCAAGGCCAAACTGGTATGGCGTTCTCTTTATTTTTAAGAGCTACAGAACGTGAGCATGATGATATAAAATTATATCAAGCATTGTTAAAGTGTGCATTGTGTTTAATGAAAACACAAGACAATGTATCTGAAAAGACATTCCTTCAAAAAGCATTAGTACTATTACCAAGACGCCCTGAATCATACTTTTTGTTAAGTAGACATTTTGAAAGTAAAAAACTTTGGCCCGAAGCGTATACTACCGCAGTATCAGGTATGGAATTTACAACTAACGATTTGCCTCCTCTGTCTGTTGATGTAGAATATCCGGGCGACTATGCTTTGTATTTCCAAAAAGGTATTGCCAGTTGGTGGGTAGGCAAATATGAAGAAGCCAAAGAAATCATGGCTGACCTAAAACACAATTATAAAATGACACCACTGTTTGCCACTGCTGTAGAAAATAATTTGATAAATTTAGGTTATCCAAAATCAAGTGTTAAAATTGCGGAGGGTGACAGCCCAGTAAGGGCCGATGACGATATAATCGCACCGCAACCCACTGTCACAAGTATGTTCAATGAAAACTGCATGCCTGGTTATTGGGTGGTAGATAATTTTTATACTGATCCAGATGCTATTAGAGAGTT